GACCGCAAGGACATAGGCAAGACGCATACAATCTGCACATGGCAATCGCTTAACGTGCTACTAAAAAATACTAAGTCCGGTGATACTGAAGTTACTATACACGACTTTATGGAAGGTGTAGTTTGCGTTATGGTAGACGAAGTTCATATGGCTAAAGCTGATGCGCTTAAAACACTACTAACAACTATTATGGCAAAGGTGCCTATTCGTTGGGGACTAACGGGAACAGTTCCTAAAGAGCCGTACGAATTTAAAGCATTACATTGTAGCTTAGGCCCTGTTATTAATCAACTGTCAGCCGCTGAGTTACAAGACCGCGGAGTATTAGCACAATGTCACGTTAACATTGTTCAGCTTGTAGATCACGCAGAGTTTACTAACTATCAATCAGAGTTAAAATACCTGTTAGAAAACGACGAGCGGTTAGATACAATAGCTGATTTAATAAGTAAAGTTAAAGCAACAGGAAATACATTAGTGTTAGTTGATCGTGTTGCTGCCGGTCATGCGTTAGTAGAACGCTTAGGAGACCGTGCTGTATTTGTATCAGGCGCAACTAAAGGAACAAAACGTGATGAAGAATATGCCGAAGTGGCTGAAGTCGACGACAAGATCATTGTGGCTACTTACGGTGTGGCTGCGGTGGGTATTAATATTCCTCGCATTTTCAACCTCGTTTTGGTGGAGCCTGGAAAGAGTTTTGTCCGCGTTATCCAGTCGATAGGTCGTGGCATTCGTAAAGCAGAAGATAAAGACTTTGTCCAAATTTGGGACATAACCTCCACTTGTAAGTTTGCCAAACGGCATTTAACCAAGCGTAAACAGTTCTATCGAGAGGCTAACTATCCTCACACTCAAGAAAAATTAGAGTGGAAATAGTTGACAAAACCAAAAAGTATGCTACAATAACTATATGAAAATACTAACCCTTGACAATAAATCTTACGACTTAGATCATCTTCCTGAGGAAGTAGATGATATGCGATTTGCTATTTTAGATAACAGCAACCCGCAAGAACCAGACTATCATTACATACCGCTAATCTTTTTAGAATCGTTTAATGCGCCAGCGTTAGTATTGCGTATAGGCGAGCATCGTGTGCGTATGCCTGTAGACTGGCAACTACTTATTGGCGAGCCCGACTTAGGTGACTTAGAAGTTATTCCGCTTTCAGCACTTAACGATCGAGGGTTTAAAGCGTTCCAGTTTAATCCGCTATCGTCATTTAGACCGTCGTTTATGGACGTAGAAATCCTTGATGTGTATCAAGACGTAGCGTGGTATGCTCCTAAATTAAAGAACGGACAGATGTTGTGCGTTCCGTTAGGTGACGGTGACGAGCCCGACTGTGTGTATTTTGTTAAAGACATTAGTCGCAACTGTGAAGTAGTAGATTACAATAGGGCATTTTAATGAGTGACAAGTTAAACATCGCAAATGAAATGCGCTGTTTTGACAGCAAGGACAGAGATTTTTACAACTCGCTTACAGAAGAAGAGCGTAAAAAATTCTCTAATTACTTGATGATTCGCTGGGGAAGTGCGGTTCAAGGCGGCACAGATCTACAACATTTTTATCTTGTAGCTACTAACGAACGCCTTAATAAACACTTCTTTGACATTAACAAACACCCGCAACTACAGTGGTTAACAGCTACAACTGTTAGCCCTGACATGGGTAACTTTAGACATAACTGGATCGCGCCCAAGAAAAAAGAACCAGGCGAAGGTAGCATTAAAAAGCAATTAGCTGAGATATATCCTCACATGAAGGACGACGAAATTGATCTCATGGCTAAGATTAATACTAAAAAAGACATTGAACAATACTTAAAAGAAGCTGGACAAGAAGTTAAGAAAAAATGAATCATAGATTTGACCTTGGCGATTGCTTTGAACTGTTAAAGACTATACCCGATAATAGCGTAGATATGTGTTTAACTGATCCACCGTATTTTATCGACGGTCTCGGCGATGACTGGAATACTACATCTATCGCTAATCGTATTCCGGGTAAAAAAGGAGCAATACCTACACTACCATCAGGTATGAAGTTTGATCCTAAACAAGGCCTACGCTTTCAAGAATTTATGGGACGTGTTAGTGCAGAAGTGTTTAGAGTTCTTAAACCGGGCGGATTCTATATTGCTTTTTCGCAAGCAAGACTGTATCATAGATTAACAGTAGCAGTCGAAGATAGCGGGTTTGATATTAGAGATATGATAGGTTGGACTTACAACGGACACGGTAAAGCATTTAGCCAAGACCATATTATTCGTAAGCAAAAAAACTTAACAGAAGCAGAAAAAGAAGCATTAATAAAAGAGTTAGAAGGTTGGAAAACTCCGCAGTTAAAACCTATGATTGAACCTATGTGTTTAGGACAAAAACCGTTTGATGGGAAGTTTATCGATGTTTGGCAACAACACGGTGTAGGACTTATGAATACAAATACACTATTCCGGGGCGAGTATCCTGGAAATATTATTAATATTAGTAAACCTTCTAAGAACGAAAAAGGTGAATATAATGATCACGTGTCTGTTAAACCTGTAGAGTTATGCGAACACTTAATTAAACTGTTTACACAATCTGGTGCTACAGTATTGGATCCGTTTTTAGGATCAGGGACTACATTAATTGCTGCCGAAAACACAGGCCGCAACTGTATCGGGTTTGAAGTATCGCCTAAATATTTTAATATTATTCAGCAAAGATATAACGAAACACAATGACAGATATAGCCAACGCTATTGCTGGGTTAGCAACTTACAAAAAGACTGACATGAAATATAAATGTCAGTATTGTAAGAAAGATTTTGTCAAGGAATCAACCTTGGCTGTGCATTCTTGTGAACCACGTAAGCGTCATATGTCTAAAGAAGAACCCGGCGTTCGCTTGGGTTTTCATGCTTATTTAAAATTTTATGAGTTAACACAAGGCTCGGCTAAGAAAAAAACTTACGAAGAATTTGCTGAATCGCCTTACTATAAAGCGTTTGTAAAGTTTGGTCGTTACTGTGTTGAGATTAAAGCAATTAACCCAACACGTTTCATCGAATGGCTACTAAAACAAAATAAAAAGATTGACTATTGGGCTAAGGATAGTGTTTATACAGAATACCTTATGGGGTATCTTAAAGTAGAATCTGTATCAGATGCGTTAACAAGAGCAGTAGAATATTCAGTAGAATGGGCAGAGTTACACAGGCATCCTGGTCAAGACTGTTTACGATTTGGCAATACAAATGTTATGTGTTATGCTATTACAAGTGGACGTATTAGTCCGTGGGTAGTTTACAACTGTGAGTCGGGTCAAAAGTTTTTAGCAGAACTTACACCTGAGCAAGTTACTATGATATGGCCCTATATTGATGCTGACTTCTGGAACAAAAAGTTTAGAGAATATCCAGACGATCAGAAGTTTGCTCAAGATATACTTAAGAAAGCAGGTTGGTAGTGTCAGCTGATATTGATATCGACGTTCCTAATAGAGATGAAGTGTTAAAATTAATTAACGCTACCCCAGCACGACAGCACCATCAAGGAGCAGTTCGTAAGCATAATTCAGGAATTTATGTTACTGATATACCTTACGACCCAGTTCACGGTTGTGCGGCTATTGACTATGAAGAAGCTGAACAACGAGGTTATTTTAAGATTGACTTGTTGAATATGTCGGTGTATCAGCTAATTAAATCGCCCGAGCATTATGAAGAATTATTAGCACGTGAGCCCAATTGGAGCCGGCTATGGACCGACCCAGAGTGGGCCAAACAGTTAGTTCACGTAGGCAACTATACTGACTTACTTGCTACTATGAAACCAGACTCTATTCCTCGCATGGCCGCATTTATTGCGATTATTCGTCCAGGTAAAGCACACTTACAAAATAAACCGTGGCCTGAAGTTTTTGCGTCGGTTTGGGACGGAGATAACAGTAAAGGGTTTGTTTTTAAACACTCGCACTCTGTTTCTTATGCGGCGCTTGTTGCGCTACACATGAACCTACTTAGCTAGGCATCCTGCGTACAAGTGTAATAGATTTGCGCTTAGATTTCTTGCGCGACATTTCAGCTAAACTACAAACAGGACCGTGTAATACTTCTAAATCCTTGTTAGCAAACGTGCGAATATAGGACTTAAACGGATCCCATTCTTGCTTTAAAAATATGTTAATAGGAATACTACGATTAGATTCCCACCACCAAACATTGGCTAATTCTAAGAATTTCTTCTTAGTTTCTAAATCGCTTATACTGCCAAAATCATAGATTGTAGTAATAACATCATCGCGATTTTGTATGATTCCTACGTATTCTGTAGAGGCGTAAACACACAGCGTTATAAACGGGTATTTCTCTGCGAGTTTGTTAAAAATTTCGTTAGCCATAATTGTTATAGGATATTTATACCTAAAATAATCTGACAGTATTTCTTGCTAAATACAGGTATGTATTCGACTACAGTTTATCAATTTCAACAACGAACTCAAGTGCTATTGTTAGACTCAAGCGGGCAATTTTTCACAGCGAGATATAATCCAGTGTATGCAAAAAAACTTACAATTAACTTAGGCATTGATAACGTATTATTATTTGCCTTTGTAAACCAAGACGAAAAACCCGTTAACGTTACGGGTAGCACCTTTAGATTCCGTGTAATTAATCAAGCGGGCACAACTATCTTGTTGGACTACGAGATGGTAATTCTTAACGCTCTTACCGGACAAGTTAAGGTAACTATTCCAGCTATTGATTTATTAGAATTGCAAGCTCAACCAGCAAGTTATACAATTACTTGCCAATCGGGTATATTAGATCAAGCGGTATTTACTAACGCACAAGCAGGCGCTCGCGCTCCTATTGATTTAGTAAACTCGGTATTACCGCGCTTTATCCCTTCTACACCTTTAACTATTCCTACTAATAAATTATCAGCACAATCATCAGTTGACGGTGCTGGTTATCAGGACTACCCAGACTGGGCGGGTAACCCATACTGGAACGGTTCAGGCGACGGCACTTACTACAACTCATGGCTTAATACAGAATTTTATTCTTCGTTTATCGAACCACGTTCAGCACTAACAACTATTCAAATGGACTTAGTTGGTTACACAGGAACTATTAAGGCACAATGGGCAGAGAACTACGAAAGCATTTGGTATAATATTACTGAAAGCACAACATACTACAACGAAACAAAAACCATCCATATGAATATCGAAGGTTGGTATCCTATCCTTCGTTTATGTTTTAACAACTCAATCTTCGCTACACCAATCCCTCCAGGTGTTCCAGCAGTAGCCTATGCGGTATGTAACAACGGTGTCCTTACAGACATTATTGTAGCTAACGGCGGCTCTGGTTACTTAGCACCTCCAAAGATCAACATCCTCGGCGATGGATCAGGGGCAGTAGCTGAAGCAGTTATGTCTAACACTTATGGCCCAGGCGACCCAGGTCCTTTAGGTGTAGGTTATGGTTCCGTGGTAGGTATCAACGTGATCAACGGCGGTTCCGGTTATTGGCCTATTCCGTCGGGCGGTGTTAACCCAGCGGCTTACCCAGTTCCGCCAGCTAACCAAGGCGCATTTGTAGCTATTTCTACAGGCTATCCGGTCAATTTATTTTACCGTTAATAGTTGATTTTATTTGAAAATCATGTTATACTTGTAACATGATTGATGTCTTATCCTTTGTTCCTGGTAAAAAGAAACAAACCTCTTCTGGGTGGGTGTCATTCAACGCACCGTGTTGTATTCATCGCGGTGACTCACAAGACAAACGTATGCGTGGCGGCCTGAAACCTAACCCCGAAGGATGGAGTTATCATTGTTTTAACTGTGGATACACAGCAAGTTTTACCTTAGGTCGCTCACTATCATTTAAGGCACGTAAACTACTTGAATGGTTAGGAGTTGATACACAAGACATCGAAGCAATTAATCTTGAAAGTTTAAAGCACAAAAGTATTCACGGGCTTATAGACAGTCATAGACAAGTTATTAAAGCAGTTGAATTTGAAGAACGCGATTTACCTGCTGATTTAGAATTGTTAAATATTAGCAATACTGCGCATGATGTATATCTTGAATATTTAATTAATCGCGGTATTGATCCTACAGCGTATCCTTATATGGTATCGCCTAATGGAGAAGGTCGTAGTAGTAAACGTATTGTGATTCCGTTTACACACAACGGCATGATGGTAGGAAATACAGCAAGATTTATTGATGGCCGTCAGCCTAAGTTTATTTCAGATACACAACAGGGTTATGTGTTTGGAGTCGACTTACAAAAAGAAAACTGGACTCAAGCTATTGTAGTTGAAGGTGTATTTGATGCGTTAGCAATTAACGGATTAGCGGTGTTGCACAATGATATTAACACGCAACAAGTTCAGCTAATTAAAAGTTTAGGACGTGAGATTACTGTAGTTCCTGACTTTGACGAAGCAGGGCTAAAGTTAATAGATCGCGCACTTGAGTTAGGATGGGCTGTAAGTATTCCTAACTGGGAAGAAGGTATTAAAGACGTTAATGATGCCGTAATTCGTTACGGTAAGCTGGCAACCTTGCTAATTATATTAGAAGCAAGAGAAACAAGCAAAATTAAAATAGAATTAAGGAAAAAGCAACTTGTCAAACGATTACAGTAAATACGGCAACTGGTGCCCTGACATTTATCGCGGGTTATATATTGATCGCTGGAACGACGACGAAGTTCGTGTTGCGCCATGTTGTCAAGCAGATTGTAAAACAGAACCAGTAGATACTTTTACCTTTGCTACAAGTCCGTTTTTAAACTCACTAAGAGAAAAGTTTGACCGCAACGAACAACCTACAGAGTGTAAGCGTTGTTGGGATTACGAGCGATTAAATGAAGGCACAGAGTATCGAAGCCGCCGCCAGAAAGCAATTATCACTTACGAAAATGCTACTAAACAAAAAGAACCAGACCGTAGTGTAAAACTATCTTCATTAGACTATTGCTGTACCTGGGTTTGTAATTTAGCCTGCGCTATATGTCGCCCGCTTAACAGCTCACTATGGAGTGCTGAGTTAAAACAAACTAAAGAAGAGCGTCGTAAAGTTGGTAGATTGTATGAACTTAAGCCGCAACCAAGTTTAGCTGACCAATTAGACTTTGACGATATGTATCGTGTTCATTTTAATGGCGGAGAACCACTTGCTACTAAAGAACATATCAAAGTTCTTACTAAATTGGACAACCAGGGACTATTAAAAAATACGGTAGTAAGCTATAATACTAATGGAACAATGTATCCGTCAGACGAAGTAATTGAATTATGGAAAAAGGCACAAAAGGTTCACGTGTCGTTTAGTATTGACGGAACAGGTAGTGCGTTTGAATATGTGCGCTGGCCAGCTAAGTGGGATCAGGTAACTGGAAATATTTTGCGTATGAAGCGCGAAATGCCTGAAAACATTGAGTTTGGCTTTACAGTAGCGGTAGGTGCGTTAAATGTGTTTGACATGCCTGAACTATGGAAGTGGTATTCAACTAATATGACACCAGGTGTTCCATGGGAACGTAGTAATTTTAGTTGGCAGTTTATTACTGAGATGGAATTAGGAACATTGAGAGACGATTTAAAAGTTAAGGCTATTGAAGTGTTAAAAGAATATCCTATATTCAAGGGTGTAGCTGAATATATACAAAGCACTATTGATAATCCTGAAATTGTAAAAGCAAACCCGCATACGAGAGCATACCCAATCTGGAATCAACAGTTAGATACAATAGACGCAAGACGTGGTACAAATTGGCGCGAAGCATTAAACATTGGTAAACATTATTAAGGATTTATTTTGTTAAAAGATTACAGCTTAGAAGTTCAGACTTTATTCTTGGAGATGATGCTCCAGGACGCAGAATCTTTTATTCGCGTTCAAAATATTTACAATCCTGAAAACTTTGATCGCAGTTTACGTGCGGCAGCTGAGTTTATTAAAGAGCATTCAGACAAGCATAAGACGCTACCAACGCCGGCTCAAATCTCAGCATCTACAGGAATTACGCTAAAGCCGATAGAAGAACTTAATCAAGGACACTTTGATTGGTTCATGGAAGAATTTGAAGGCTTTACTCGCAGACAAGAGTTAGAGCGAGCAATTTTAAAGTCAGCAGACTTGTTAGAAAAAGGCGAGTTTGGACCCGTAGAAAAACTAATCAAAGACGCAGTTCAAATCAGTTTACAAAAAGACTTAGGCACAGATTACTTTGATGATCCACGTGCTCGACTTATGAAGTTGAAGGACGGAAATGGACAACAATCTACAGGCTGGCCGTCATTAGACAAACTATTGTATGGCGGCTTTAGTCGCGGAGAACTTAACATTTTTGCTGGCGGATCCGGCTCTGGTAAGTCGTTGTTTATGATGAACTTAGCAGTTAACTGGATTGAAGCAGGACTTCACGGAGTTTACTTGTCTTTAGAACTTTATGAAAGTATGAGTGCTAAACGTATTGATAGTATGATTACAGAAGTAGCCGCAACTGACATCTTTAAACAGATTGATGAAGTAGAGATGAAGGTTAAAATGAAGCAGAAACAGACACATGGCGGATTACAAATTAAGTATATGCCAGCGCAGTCTAATGTTAATGACATCCGTGCTTACTTGAAAGAATTACAAGTGAAAACAGGACGTAAGATTGATTTCTTATGTGTTGACTACTTAGACTTATTAATGCCAGTTTCAGCTAAAGTTAGCCCTAATGACTTGTTTGTTAAGGACAAGTATGTGTCAGAAGAGTTAAGAACATTAGCCGGCGAACTTGGTGTGCTATTCGTAACAGCGTCGCAGTTGAACCGTGCCGCAGTTGAAGAGATTGAGTTTGATCACAGTCATATTTCAGGTGGTATTTCTAAGATTAATACAGCAGATAACGTGTTTGGTATCTTTACAAGCCGTGCTATGAAAGAGCGTGGTCGCTATAACTTACAGTTAATGAAAACTCGTAGTAGTTCCGGAGTAGGTATGAAAGTTGAGTTAGGCTATTCAATTGAAACTATGCGTATTACTGATTTAGGCGATGATTCAAGTCCAGTAACTTCGTTTAAAAAGAGCTCAGTTTTAGACAATATTAAGACACAAAGCAAGGTCAGTAGCGGCGAAGCGTTTGATGCGCCCGAAGGAGATACCCCTAAAGTTACTGCTGAAGTTAATAGTAACAAATTAAAGGCTTTATTAGGCCAAATTAAGCAGGGTTAAAAGCAGGATCCTTTACTAAAAATATAATAAATAATAAAAAGGTCCTTGACTTATGCAGAAGAAAACTCGTAGTTTATTGGAAGAATTAGATAGTATGTATATCGAGCGTGATAGACGTCACGTAATCGAAAATCGTGCTACTAACATTATCACTTCCGCTATTCGCTTATTAGAGCAAATAGACGAATCATATTCTCCTGAGCAAGCAGAGAACCTTAAACGTAAATTATTGAACGCAATTAATCATCGTGATTTAGGTAAATTTACTCGCACCGTGAGAAAAACAGATGCAAATTCATGAACTAACTAAACGTCGCAAAGAACGCACAGACGAAGGCTTACTTGACAGTTTTAAAGCCGGCATCAATGCCGCTAAAACAGTTGGCAGCGCGGCCTATAATGCAGCCAAGCCAGCTGTAGCAGCCGCAAAAGCTGTAGGCCAGGCTGCTACAAGTCCAACATTTGGCGCCGTAGCATCTAACCAGGGTGACTTAGATGCCGCAGAAAAATTACGCCAACAAATTAATAAAAAATACGGATTAACCAATACAGACAAAGAAATTGGTAAAGGTCCTCACAGGGGTGCCGACGAGATGTATGCTGGCCAACATCAAGATGCTGAAATTAAAAAAGCCGCAGTCGATGCGACTAATAAGTTTAAACAAACACCAGAATTTGCTACTATTATTGACAACACTCCAGTGGCACCTGTTAACGCTCAGCAAGCCACACAACCAGCCGCCACACAACAGCAAGGCACACCGCAAGCACCTCAAGGATTAGGCGACACTACTGATATGGTTCCACCGCAGCCGGGCCACAGATTAGTTATTCCAACGAAAAAATCTGGCTTTTCATCAAACTTCTACTTAAACTCTAATGGTAAGTGGACTAATGAAGTTAACCAAACAGTTACACAACAATCAACAATTGACAAGCTAAACAGTTTAGCCAATGGCGGTGCCGCGCGAGAAGAGCAAGTCCCGGGTTACCAAGCACCAAAACAACCCAAGGCACCGGCAGCTCCAGCTAAACCAGTAAACGAAGGTAATTTAGCACAACGAGCCGCATCACGCAATGCTGGTATTAAACAATCGCAACCAGCCCAGCCGGCTACTACACAATCTGCAACTCCTGCAACTGCTGATAACGAAGTAACAAATACAATTACTGCGGCTGCTAATAATCAAAATGTTAAATCAATTTTTGATAGATTTAGTAAAGAATATGAAACAACACCAGCAGAAGTAAAATCTCGTCCTGAGGTTCAACAGGCTTGGAATAAATTAGTAACGGCTGGAAAAGCAAAAGTTAAACAAGGCAAAGATAAGAGAGTAGCTGATGCTTTTCAGAATTATGCAACTGTGGTATTGTCTGCTATGAAAGCAGTTGGTACCGGCGAAGAATCTTCTGATGATACTGCAACCGATGAACCTACAACAACTCCAGCACAACAAGCACAAGCAACTCAACAATTAGCAAGTGTGGGCGTTGACAAGCAAGCAATTGAAAAAGTTAAAACAGCGGTTCAACAAAACCCGCGGGCTAAACCTATTGTCAAACAAGCCATCGGACTTGACGAACAATTATCTCGCGAGTTACGCAAATTAAAATATTTTTCGTTAAACGAAGATCAAGTTCAAATTACACAAGATATTGTTGTTAAAACTAATTTAGGCAACTATGTTAAAAAAGCTGAAGATCAAACATGGTATGATCCTAACGGAGTTCCAATTGATCCAGTAAAATATGCTGACTATATTAAAAAGTTAGACGCAACTCCTGCGGCACAAACACGTTATCAAGCTGACTCGTTGTCAGGTCGCGGCAGCGATACAGCGTTTGCTAAAGATAAACAAGCCGCACAAGCTAAAGCAGCCGCACAATCTGCGCCAATTAAAGCAACACCAGCTTTAATTCAACAAGCAACACAGAACCCAGACCCAGTTCAACAAATAGCAGATCAAGATAGACTACAGGCTATTTTACGTGCCAGAAACGTAGAAGCCCTTAATGCGCTAACTCAAGACACGTTTAATCAACTACAAAATGCTAAGATCTTTAAGACAGGACAAGAGGACTACCTCAACGACCGCTTGAAGGCACTCATGGCAATGAAGGCTTAATATGGGCGGTAACGTATTCAAGAACAAAGAGGGACAAGCCGCTACTCAACGCATTAATCAGACTGATGTTAAGCCTACGTTAGCATGGCTTGAGCAAATGCTTGATCTTGATTTAATTAACAATACCTTAGGCACTACAGGACTTAAACCTACGTCAGGCGACTTAGACGTAGCTGTAGACGCACAACAAATTACTCCTGATCAGTTAGCCGCCGAACTTACACAATGGTGTAACAGTCAAAAGATGGACCCTCGCGAGTGCGTTAAGAAAGCAGGTACTAACGTTCACTTTAGAACTCCTATTGCTGGCAACCCTAACAAGGGCTTTGTTCAAACAGACTTTATGTTCATGAAGAACTTAGGCGTAGGTAAATTCTTTTTAACTGCTCCTGCTGACTCTGAATACAAAGGGCAAGATCGTAATGTGTTAGTTAACTCTATTGCTAAGGCGTTGGGCTACAAGTTAGATCAACGTCGCGGAATTATTAATCGTGCTGACGAACAAGTAGTAGAAACTGATCCTGATAAAATTGCTAAACTATTATTAGGCCCTTCAGCTACTAAAGATAATCTTTACTCAGTAGAAACTATACTACAATCGTTGGCCCGCGATCCTAAAAAGGACGAAAAGTTAGCGGCCGCACGTGAATATTTTAACAAAACAGGCACTCCGTTTTTTGAAACAACAGAATTATATACAGAAGTGAGCTTTATGGCTCGCTTACGTGATCGCTTAGTTAATCAAGGCATGCGTCCTCTAATTGAACAACGCTTAACTGAAGGCGCAGATGCTCGTATTGAACACTTAGAGGACTTAGTGTTTACTAAAGGTTCGCGCGGCATCGCTGACGCTATCGCTATAGCTCAACACGTAGCCGCTGACACAGCAGGCACAACGTCAGTTAAGTGGGACGGTAAACCAGCAATCATCTGGGGCCGCAAAGCTGACGGTGAGTTTGTGTTAACAGACAAAGCAGGTTTTAACGCTAAAGGCTACAACGGGTTAGCAACATCGCCTGAACATTTAGCTAAGATGATTACTAATCGCGGCGGCGACCGCGGCGAGTTAATAGGCATTTACGAAAAACTATTCCCTATCCTACAGCAAACAGTTCCTGAGAACTACAAAGGATTTGTCAAGGGCGATTTACTTTATATGTCTACTCCTCCTGAAGTAGCAGGCGCTTTTGTGTTTAAGCCTAACACAGTTGAGTATAGAATTCCTGCCGCAAGCGAGTTAGGTCAACGTATAGGCAATAGTCAAATAGGCATCGCAGTTCATACACGCATTTCTGAAGAAGGCGGACGTGAACAACCGTTAGGCAAATTAGATCTTAATCCTGTTCAAGGCTTACTGTTAATCGAGCCTACTGATAAATCTATCAAAAATGTTCAGCCTGAGTCTAAATTAATCAAGCAACTTAAGCAATTAAACTCTGCTGAAGGTAAAAATATTGACTTATTGTTTAACCCTGCTGAGTTACGCAGAATGCAAATTAGTGACTTACCAGCATTGTGTAAGAAGTATATTAACTCACGCATTACCACTGACTATAAAAACTTACTGCCAGAGTTTGGCGCATGGTTACAAAAGAATACAACCCCACGTAAGTATAACAATATTGTAGAATACTTACAAAGCCCGCGTTCTAACATGGACGGAATGTCTGCGGTGTTTACAGCGTTCTTAGGATTACACGACTTAAAATCAGACATACTACAGCAATTAGATCGCCAGCAACCGGGACACGAGGGCTGGGTATCTGCTACTGATGCTGGCCGTGCTAAATTCGTAGATCGCTTTGGTTTTTCAGCCGCAAACCGCGCCCAAAACGCACCCAAATAATCCGGGCTACTTCTCCTTTTTTGCCAAAACGGCTAAATAAAAGTAGGACCTTAGCGTCCACATATATAAGGAGATTTAAATCATGGCTTCAATTCCATTAGTATCAGGTGGTTCACAACCAGTATTCGCAACTGACGTCCTCAACGGTCCTCAGTTAGCCGCTAACACAACATACGCACCAGCAGGCACACCAACTAACTTCATGGGTCCAAAATTGGACTTCTTCGGAGTTGACTTAGGTGCTGATCCATCTGGCCAAGCAGGCGTAAACGGCGCAATCCAGTACATTTTACAAGCAATCCAACAGACAGCTACTGTAGCTATCTACCAAGTTGCTGCAACTGGTAACGCAACAAACTTAAGTTTAGCTGTTTACCCAACAGCCGCTTACACAGCCGCAACATTGCAAACAGCAATCCAGGCTTTAGGCGCAAACGTAGGTGGCACAGGTTACGACGCTTCTGGCGCAACTGTAACTAACGTTGGCTTCCGTTTAGCAACAACAGCTACTTCTGCTTCTTAATTTTAGAAGTTTTAGTAACACAAAAAGCTCCGCAAGGGGCTTTTTTGTTGGCCGCAATTTATTAGCTTAAATACTCCACTATGAACGTTAGCAAAATAACCGAGCTTACCATTTACGAATCGCCTGACGGAGGCCGCACAGTATATGCCCGTCGCCCCGGATCTAACCATAAAGAAGTACACTTAAAAGATCCTGCTATTGATAAGGAATTAGCTGAGTTAAAAAATCAAGAAAAATGGCAAATGATTTTAGCAGAGCGTAAAAATAATGCTGAGTTAAACGAGCTACTTGAAAAAGCAGAAATATTATACGAATTAAGTAAACGATGAGATTTGCTTGTGAAACACTCTTCGATATAACAGCAACAGGAGTTACTGGAAACTTTAAGTCCTCGCAGATCAGCGACCCTGTGGAGTGGAATTACACAAGAAACCAACAGCGCAACTGGGAAACTATTACACAGCTAATAGGTATGCGCACACAATTATCTAACATTACAGTTCCTGTTAA